TCCTAGGGCTGTGGCTGTAGAAGCGGTGATACCGCTGACAGGCAATCCTGTGCAGTTAGTCAATGTGCCAGAACTAGGTGTGCCCAATGCGCCACCTGAAGTCAATGGTGTCGTGCCATTTGATGCCGCGGTTATCCTGCCTTGTGCATCTACAGTGATTGAAGTATAGGTATATGAACCTGGTGTGACTGCGGTATTGTCTAAATTTATTGTTAGGGTATCTGTTGCTGATGCCACTGATGATAAACCAGTGCCACCTGAAATCGTTAGTGTGTTTCCACCTGATATTGTCTGGCTTGAACCTGAATCACCAGCCACGGTGAAATTTTCCATCTTATCATTGTTGAGATTATTGATGTTAGCATCGCCTTCAGTCCAGGTCAGTGCTGACCCTTTTGATGCTCTTGTATATACGGTTGTCATAGTGTGACTTGCTCCACGGGTTATAGTTGTTCTACAATATTCTAGGAGTCCAAGTCTAGAATACTGGGTGTATTCAGCCTGAAAGGAGGGCGAACCCTCCTTAGGCTGTGCTTATCAGATTACGATAGGCTGATGGTTAAGTTACCGCTAGAAATTTGAAAAGTGTCTCCTGACTCTATCGTTTTGCTAGTTGTAACAGCGCCCCAGAAAAGAACGTTTCCAGTGGTCAATGCGTCCATAATGGCCACGTGGGTGATAGTACCCCAGGTTCCAGTGGCTGCATCAAAAGTCACTGTGGCATTAGATGCGCTGGAACCGCTTGCGGCTGCACCAAATGTGATGCTCTTACGGGCATAACCGTTGCCACTTACTTCAGCACTTGGGCTGTTTGTCTCTAGACCTGTGGAGGCTGTGAAAAGACCAACATAAACTGTGGAAGGTGCTGTGTAAGGTGCTGTGGAATAACGTAGAACGTGATCCAATACTTTATTTTCTAAATAATCGCTGGCTGCGTTTGACATAAGAATCTCCTAAATAGATTGTCTGAATGAACAGACAACCTATCCGTTGTCTGTTGTCGTTGTATTGACATAATATTTACCAAAAACCTAAAAAATCACGAAAAAAAGGCAAAAAAAGTTTTATTCAGAGTATCCGTATAAGGTTGTTGTGGTTCCTGTGATCAATGCATTTGGTGATATATTATCAAATGCGGTGATGACTCTTATTGGATTACCACCTACATTGTAACTACCAGCGGCCACGTTTGTGGTTTGTGTTATGCTAATTGTAGATGGATTACCAGCAGTCACTGAAACTGCGATAGGCACACTAACACTGGTTCCACCTCCTGCTCCTAGCACTGGCACACGCATTGATTTTAACACAGTCATTCCTTTTAATTGTCCTGTGGTTCCATCATAGACTCCGCACCAAACAACTGGAATAGTTGAATAAATGCAACTGGTATCAGCGGGAGGTTGAGAATCATTGTCTAAAACCGTGATGCTAACACTTTTAGTTCCTGCACTGGCACAAGGATCTGTATCATTGGGTTCAAAGGTTATAGTAAGCCCTTGTGTGCCCTGATAAAGACCATCATCATTGGTGCTGATCAATAAATTACCTGTACCACCGCTGGTGTTTATGGTTCCTGTTAAAGGTATGCTAACTTTACCTGTAGCACTACCTGTGATAGCATAGGCTATGGTAGCAGTGGCTCTAGATCCAGTAGCCGCTACAGAAATATTAACACTATTGCCTTCTGTAATGCTAGGCAATGCCGCAGTGGGTGTTATTGTATAGTTTTTAGGAGCATAGATATCAACACTGGTGTTTAATCCACCTATGGTCACACTCATCGTTTTGCTATTAGCACCGCCTGCTGTGCTGGTAGTAGGTACTGCTAATGTGCCTACACCATTGCTAACACTAACCGTGCCTGTTAAAGGTATGGTGATATCTTCTGCTAAAACACCAGTGATAGTATAAGGATATGTTAATGTAGGAATATCAAATAAGCAACTTGAACAACTATGCCCTACGGTAAATGTGACTGTTTGTTCTTCGCAGATTTCTTCTGCTGATTTAGTCAATGTCTGTAATGCGGGTTTTTTAGCACCAGCCAAGATTTTATCCATATCAGCCGCGGCATCATTGGCAGGTTTAGTCTGGCGGCCATATATAGGATTGCCGTTGGCATCTGTACCAATCTGCTGCCTACCAAATAATTTGTTTAATAGACTGTTTGCGATACCAAGACCCACATTGGCTGCTATCATACGCCCAATGCTGCCTGCTACTCCAGCATCATCAAGTTCTTTCAGCGTTTCATTCTGTTGTTTTAATAAGATGCCTGTTTTCTTTGTTCTTTCTTTGAATACTAAACCTGTGGTGCTATAAACACCAGCGTCATATTCCATTGCCGTGATATTGATACCTATAACATCTTCATCAACTTCTTCAAGTTTTATCACACGGAATACTTTGCTGGTAAAGCCATATATAGAACTGGTTACATCTATGAGGTCCCCAGCCTTGAGCCCTAAACTGGTATAATCAGTGGTAAAATTTATGATCTTATTAAGCCTGCTTTGTTTAAGTTCAACTGAAGAGATATATTGGGCCTGTACTGGATCATTGATTAAGTTAGTCTGTATCTGTAGTTGGTTATCAAGTTCATTGGTAAATCTATTGCCTGCGGAAATTTCAACTTCTACGAAATCAGTTTGATCACGTAAAGTCTTATGTGGAAATTCCATACGCACTGAATTATAGAGTTCGCTGACTCCAGTTTCTGTTACAGTGATGGCACCTATGATATTGGTGTTATTGTAACTCTTGATGCTGAATCCTGTGGTGTTGATAACCACTGCCCATTTGCCTTGGCTGATATCAAAAGTAAGAAAAGCACCGCAGGCTGTGCAGATATCATTGAGATTCTGCAGAGCGCTCTTATCTGTAGATATGACTCCGTTTATTTTAAGTGGGGAATATGATGTTGGCATTTTTCTTTACCTTTGTGTAATAATTATTCTAACTACACCATCTCCACCATTAGTTGCTGGAGTAACATTATTTACAGGACAGCCACCGCCGCCCCCTCCTGCCACAGTTGCTTGTCTTACTCCATTAAGTATATAATTTGGAGAAATTGCACTTGCTATTGAAGAACCTCTTACAGAACCTCCTTGTCCTAAGGTTTGAGCAAGAGGATCAATAACATAATAACCACCTAAGCCCGCTCTTGGACCATATGGACCATCTGTCCAATATCCGCCACCACCTCCAAAACCATAACTGTATGCTCTGGTATAAAAAGGAGTCCAGTCTGGACTTATATTTGAAAATTCTTCTGTAGCCAATCCTATTGCACCAGATCCAGCATATAAAGTGTTATTGGGATTTATCCAAGCGTTTATAGTATTATAACTCTGAAAAGGAGCAGTATTAAATGGATAAACGGTTAATACCCTTTCACCTGAATTTGGTTGTAATCCAACTCCACTGGCACCACCGCCTCCTGATATTTGAGTGCGGTATGTTATTGCAGAAGTATAAATTATATGGCTAGTTCCCACACCTCCTAATATTTGTGCTCCTGTAGAAGTATAACTGTAGCCTCCATTACCATATCCACCATTATTCCAACCATATCCACCACCGCCTCCTCTTGCAGTATAACCAAAAGCAGTAGTATCACCACCATTACCAGCGTTTGTATTACTATTACCAGCAATGCCACCACCTCCTACTACTATATTATAACTAATATTTTGAAATATAAAATCAGTAGTTATATATTTTAATTCGCCACCGCCGCCACCTCCAACAGCACCACCGCCGCCACCTCCAACTAATAACATTGAATTAATTTTACCATACATCACATCCGTGGTTGTAGGGGTCCAGGTTTGGCTATTAATAAAATCTACAGTTCTAGATTGATAGGTACCAGCATTACGAATTAATGTTACAGTTTGCAATACCTGTGTAACTCCGTTTTTAATCTGTGTATATGTAAAAGTTGTATTTGTAGAAAGATCATAATTAGGATAAAACTTAATTGACGCAAATCTAGCATTTATAAATGCCTTGGTTCCTGTAATTGATAATGGGTTAGATAAACTACCTTCAACATAAGGAGATATTGAACTAGGACCAGTCCATTGCCCATTAGGACAATTAAAAATAACAGTATATGTGGGATTGGTAGCATCAAGATCGCTGATAAATGGAGTGGTTGTTGAAAATATATTATTAGAATTATTGGCAGTAAAATTACGACTGATATTCATATTAGTAATTTCAGTATCATTACTACCAATTGCAGCCACTTGTATCTTATTTGCAGTATCTGCTCTTGGTGTAGAACAAAAATACTGAAGATTAAAATTTAGAGCATAATCTGTACTAGGTGTTATGGTTATTGAACCCAATCTACCATTAACTTGTGTTCTAGTACCTGTTATAGTAATTACTTTAGTTGATGCATTGAAACTGGCTGAACCTCCACTACCTCCTATTGTGGCTGTAGATATGGCAGCAATATCACTAGGAGTAATTGTATAGGTATAGGTTCCTGTACCATCAAATGAAGTATCAGTAATTTGTGGAGCGCCTGTGATTGTAAAAGCAGTATCTTCATTATAGTAAATCGTTGGCTGACTTACTGATCCTAATACTGCTAGACCCTGTGTTAAAAGAGTCTGTGTTCTTGTGTCAGTGACAGCATTTAGACTGTTGCTGGCAAAATAAGTTAAAACAAAATCAACTGTGACAGCATTGGCATCAATCTGTAGGCCTGATAATCTATTATTAACCTGTGCTCTAGTACCTGTTATAGTAATCACTTTGGTACTGGCATTTACTGAAAATGTTCCGCCTGTACCTGTAGTTGTAAATGTATTGATGCTGGTAGTTAAACTAGGCGTAATGGTCACAGTCCAAGTGGCACTAGGATAGGCAGCATCTAGATTTCCTAGTAAAGGTGTGCCTGAAAAATTTGTGACTGCTGATTGTTGATAGATAAACTGATTTGCATTGGTCCAAAAAAGGATATTATTTACAGTTACAGCAGTGGTCCAGGTTTTCGTTGTAGCCCCTGTATAATAACTAAAATAAGATATAGTGCTAGTATAGGTAAAACTTCCAATAAAATCATCAGAAAAATCTATCGTAGGGGATTTAATCAAATCCCATTGTGCTTTATCTACAAATCCAGTAATTATATAAACTCCAGCACTAGGATTGAAAAGACTAACTCCAGGTGGTAGGCTAGCATATGAAACTGTTGCTCCAGCAAGATTACTAACATCAATTGTATAGACTGGATTGCTTAATGGTGCGTTTAAAATTTCTGTAATTTCAATACCAACACTACCTGATATGGTAAATCCTCTATCTACTGATTGTGTTTGATTAGAGGGCGTGCCTCTGTCAAATTGCACATCAGGTAATCTTTGATCTGTGTATGGCAATGTAAATCCATTTACAAATCCATTTAATTCAGTTAGGCTGTTCATACTGAGTAGATCTCCCCTGCTGTTAATCCTGCACCATATCTAGTGCTCTTCATATAATCTTCTAAGACATCACCAGGTAAAGTCATAGAATTAGTAAGTTTAAATTCAATCTCACCAAGACTGGTAACATTACGTTCTTTGCTGTATTCAACACTGACTATGACAAATACCAATTTATCCATTGTGTGGCTAGTGGTCCATTGTGGAAATACACTATAGGCAAAACCAAGGCTGGGATTTGTGTATCCCACAGGTGTTACAGGACTAGAACCGCCATTGTTAAAACAATAAATCTTTACAAGACCATTCATCTGATTGTCAGTGTTACCATCTTCGTCTGTGGTATATTGTACAGTGATACCATCATTTTGGAATGTTACAGCATTACCATTTAGATAGACTTTATCAAAAGTAATCACAGAATCCAGCCCATCACTTAATTTCAATCCAGTCTTTTCACAGATTGTAATACAATACCACATAGTCTTATTATCCGCACTAAGTTTGGCATCAGTGATTATACCTTTGATAAAGGCTGTACCATAAACTACAGGTATTGAATGATTGGTATCAGGAGATAATTGTTCGCGGACGAATCTATCTGGTTGATTGGTCTTAGCAGTTTCAGGAACAGAGTTGCCTTTGTTTATACTTTTATTGACTTGATTTACTATCAGACCCAAGGCCGCTGTTCTAGCGATGCTTGAAGCGATATTGCTACTGGCCACGCTGTCAAATATCTTTGAACCAACGCTGACTATATCATCTAAGAAACTCATTTATTGGCTCCAAAATCAAAATAACTGCTTTCCAGTGTGGCTACCCTCTCCATTGAAAGATCGCTGGGGAAGAATTTCTTTTGGCTTTCACTGTTGGTCTTACGGCCCTGTATCTTATTGTTAAGAACATCAATATTGCTGGCGCAGGATAAAATTATGGTATTTGAACTGGTTTTAGTATCAATATCATAATCTTCTTCAAATGCCATATTATTCACATAACCAGTAAATCTTATGATTGGGTTGCCTGTTATAGCACTTAAGAAAGCACCTGTGCTGGCATTGAATAATCCTCTCCTAATTATCACAGGAGAACCTTTGATACCACTGTTGATTATATCAGTGATGCTGGAATCAGGTATGCCACTTATGCTGATAGTTAAATCCTGCCCACTGGATCTTAATTCACTGTTAGAACCTGATACTGATAACAATTTGCCTAGGCCTACATAGGTATCGCTGGCTATCACTGTTGATTCAATTTTATCACTGAACAACAGAGTAGATCCTGATAAGGTGATCTTGATGAATAAGTTACTTTGTAAGGCTGAATAACTGGTTAGACTCAATACGGGCATTATAGTACCTCAATGAATACGAAGGCTCCACTCCAACTGACTTGATTGCGGCTGAATATGGTCCATTCAGGAAATTCTATACATCTTACTGTATAGGTGTCATCTGCTACTGGAGCAACATTGCCATAATACCAAGGAAATTTAGCATAAGGAATTGATATAGTGGCAGTAGTAATCCTATCTAATCCTTCAGCGGCTGCGATATCTGTCCTGATCGTAGTCCATAGGATACCATCAGGTAATTTCACTGTGAATTTTTTAGGCTGTGTGCCTCTACTGACCACACGCACTGAACCATCTCTGGCTGTGGTAGTAGCCACCATCCTTTTGCGATCAATGCTTAATGATTCTGCGTTATCTACGATCCATTGAAAACTCATTATCTTCTCCCTGGTAGGCCTTTAGCGCCTTGTTGTGTTACTGCGTAAATGAAACTAGGATCACTGGCTACCAAATCTTTGAAACTGCGAGCATCTACTGCGGATATATTGTAATTAACTATGGTTGGTCCTAGGCCTAATTGATCATTGGGAGTTACCACACGACCTGCTACACCACTCAATATCTCTGGACCACGCTCTCCTACCAACACTGGTCTGTTAGTTGGTATAACACCACCATTGGCAAATCCTAATAGATTACCAATTGAACTTAATAATCCGCCACCACCTCCACCACCACGGCCACTGGCGCCGCCCATATTACCAATGTTGAATATCTGTGCCATCATCTGGCGAACTTGGCTGCGTAATAGTTCTTCCAACATACTATTCACAAAATTCTTGAATTCAAATTTACCAGTCTTGGCAAAATTCACGATCAAGTCTTCCATACCTTGTGTGGCTTTTTGGAAGATACGCTCTGCTGCCTTGGCAGCATTGGTAGCATCATCAATGTAATTTTGGAATGCGTTCTTCCAACCTGTTTCAAATGTACGGCTTTGTGCATAAGCCTCTCTTTCTGCGGCAATAAGTTCAGCGGTTCCTTTCTTGGCGGCTTCATAGTATTTTAATTTTTCTTGATCTGTTAGCAATGATCCGCGACGTGTCTGTTCCGCTGCGATTTCTGCTTCTGCTCGCTCTCTAGCGGCCGCTAAGATATCATATTCTTTTCTTTGGATCGCGGACATAGTGCTTTTAGCAATATCATCCTGGATCTTTCTTAGATCTTTCTGTGAATCAATCTGTGTCTGTATATTAAACAATCTAAGATTGTCACTACGTTGTTTCTGTTCATTGGCCTGTATGGCTGCCTGTGCTGAAAGTTTGTCTGCTTCAGCCTGTTCTTTTAATTTTTTTATAGTATCATCTATGATGCCTGCACGACCTTGTTTCTTTTCTTCTTCTGTTAATTTGGCTTTTTGTTCTGTAAGTCTAGCAATTTCTTCTCCTAGACGTTTATTGATATCTTGTTCTGATCTTCTCAATGCACTTAATTCACGACTGGTACCTATTAAATCAGTATCAATTTGTAAAGTCTGAACAGTATTAGCATTATATCTAGCAAAACTGCTGACAATAGCATCCATTTCTACTTTAAATTTGTTTAATTCTTGATTAACAGCCTTAACTGATTCTCTAAGGTTTTCTGTACCTGCTCCAAGGTTGCCGTCTTTTAATACTTTGAATCCATCACTTTTACCAAGTTCATCAATCTTATCACTCATATCAATGCTACTAGCACTAACAAGACCCATAACTGCACCTAAGCCCACTAATGCTCTTTGCAATAATCCAATAGGAGATTTACCTATGACTAAATTTGTAAGATTTATGGCTTTAGCCAATGTAATGAAAGCCGTAGCAATAGCAACGATTCTACCTACAGCAAAGGCTGCAATGAATCCTAAAGCCAAAGAAGTTATTATTTTAAGATTTTCTGCAAGATTAGTTAAGATGGCTCCAGCAAATCTACCAAAGACTTCTAATACAGGAGTCATTGCAGTTACCAATTGTGTGGCGGATTTAATTAGTGCTTGTAATCCTTGATTTAGGCCTGCTTGTCCAATAGTATCGCTGGCGTTGCTAATAGCATCACCAAAATTACTCATCGCTTGACTAACATTATTGGCTCTGGCAGCACTAGCACCTCCAAATGCTTCTTGAAGACCATCCTCCAATGCTTGCAATATGATTCTAGCGCCTTCAGCAGTTTGACCTACTTTTGAAATTTCAAGACGACTAAGTCCTAATCTTTCACTTAGAATAGTGAATACTGGAATACCGCGGTCAGCAAGTCTATTTAGATCCTCAAGTCCAAGGCCACCTGCCGTGGTTCTAGCATAAAGATCAGTTATGGCTTGCAATGCACCTACCTTATCAGCAGCCACAGCAGATGTATCAGCAAATAATCTCAACAAACTTAATGTTGGTGTTAATCCAGCGGCTTTAAGTTTTACTATGGTTTCTGTTAAATCTTGTACAGAAAAAACTGACGTTTCTGCAAACTTTTTAATATCATTAAAGGCCGCAGAACCAATATCAGTATCACGATATAATAATTGTAGTGTAGTCCTAAGATCTTCAAAGCGTGATGCTACATTAGATATATCTCTAAATGCTAATGCACCGCCAATGGCAGCACCTAATTGTAGCGCAGTATTTTTTAAATTTTCAAGACTTCTGACCGCACCCCTTGTATCAACTTCTGCACTATATCTTAAATCAGCCATAGTATTATTTCCTTAATCTTCTTTTTATTTCATTTCTAATAAACTTCTCTGTGGGTTTGCTCATACCCTGAGGTGCTTGTTTGCTAGATCCCTTATCAATACCTGTGCATATGGATAATCAGCACGAATGGTATTGCCCGCTAATCGTGTTTTATTGCGGGCATTACCTGATTGTTTAGGAGTCTGTTGGATCCAAAAAGTTAAAGCATCTCTAGGCAAATCGTTAAGATCTTTTATGATCTTATTAATGCTAGGAGTTATTTTATTAAAAACTAATTTTATGGTCACCCTCGCTCCTTGTTTTCATTTAAAACACGTTGTCTCATCTCTAGTAGTTCTTCTACAGAATAATTTTTTTGTAAAGGAACGGCTTTACCTTGAGCCTTGGCATCTCTATAATTTAGATATTTGGTATAAACATCTAAGACATAAAGATCAAAAGTATTGCCTTTACTTAACACTTCACTGGGCAAGATTTTATAAGCATCTGCGAGGTTGTGGATGGTGAGTATCATATTAATATCCTCATCTGTCCAATCAACTTCCTCGCCTATAACTTTCCCAATGTTTCAATCACTTTCTGTATTACACGGATAAGGATGACTGTAGGTAACATAACATCATCCTTGATCACTACTTGTCCATTTTCATCAAGGATCAAATCTTTGACCAGTCCTATGATTTCTTCTGGAGCATCCTGTTTCATAGATGCTAGTTTCATAAACTTGTCTAGGGGCTGTCTATCCCAGGTCCAGAATTCTAGTTCTTCACCAAGTTCTTTGACGGTATCAGCATCGTCTAATACTACTTTGATCAGTTGTGGTTTGCTTGCTATTTGGTTTATTTTCATCTGTTAATCTCCTTGTCTATCAATCAATGTGTGCAATACTAGATTAATAAATCTAATACGGCTCTGTGCTTTTTCAATATCACCTTTGGCGCACTTGATTTCATTAGTGGCTTTGGCTACTTCTGCTATAAGACTTTCTAGCAGTTCTTTGTCATCTTTTGAATCTATGACATCCATAAATCTTTCTCCCTTTGTATTTATTTTACACAAAAGAAAAGGGGGTTTTTACGCCCCCTATCCTGTCATTACCTGATTAGGCCTATTAGGCTGCTTCAGATGCTGATGTTAGGTACTCACCAACCACGGTAATGGTAATAGGTGATACCCAAACTGGTGCATCAGCACTTACTGTGGGTGCTAGACCAGTGATGTAACCAGTACCTCTGATAAACTTATCTGAAGCACCGCCTTCTTGCACTTTAAGAGCAAAGGTAACTAATGTCTTGTTGCGTGAGCAACCCATTAGACCCTGTTCTAAGATAGTGCCAGTCTGAGCAGCAGCAAGACTTGTACCAAAGAAGGTATCTGGATCAACAACGAGGTTCATACTGATAGAGTTTGTAGAAGTAGTTGCTACCTGTTTCTTAGCAGTACTATCTAATTGGCTCCAAGTAAAAACATCGTTGGCAGCGTTGATAGTGATGTCCTGTAACGCTGGAACAGTTAGTGGTGAAGCCCCAATGGCTGTGTCAGTTTCACTTGATGCTACATCTAGTTTCAAAGTGATCTGCGAACTTGTGCCTGGGCCTGGATTGATATATGCCATCTGGCGTTCTCCTTATGTTAGTTTGATATATCGTAGTTCAATTTCTGTTATGAGGCGATCGTTGTCATATGATGTGCTGACATCTACTTCGCGACGAGCATAGCCCGCGGTGGTGTTGATGTCTTTAGCGGCTTTAATCACTGAAACGACTTCATCATAATTAGAAGGAAGTTGTTTTGCGTCATTGGCAAAATAGACTCTGACTGTGGTAGTCTCATTGGTGATATTCAATCCAGTGAATGTAGTGATCAGAGGGTCAGTGGTAAATGCATCTACATCTACATAAATCTTTTTAAGATTTTTAAGATATAGAACCGTACCTGTTTCAGTCCAAGGAACTTCACTGGCAATAGTGAAAGAACCTAGGTTCTGGCTCTGTAAGTAGTCAATGACTTCTTCTCTCATCGCACTCTCTTAAGATTAAAATATCCTGGCTGTTTCTCAGATGATTCTATAGTAGCATCATCGTCAAAATCATACCAATCGCCTGCGGTGATCAATTCACCATAGAGACTGTCTGCTCGCTGTGTATAATAGGCCATCTTCTGACGTTCTGCACTATCTTCATTGCCAAAATCAGCGATAGAAGGTAGGATGAAATCCGCTAATGCTGTATAGACACAAAGATCTGTAAAATCATTTTGTCTTGCAATTATGCGGTTTGGATCTAATGCTGGAACATCTGCCACTGTGTTATAGGTAGTGGTAGTATCACGTCTAATGTAATAACTACGCCACCAATCACTGGAGCGTATCTTTGCGAGGATACGCTCTGTGGCTCTGACTAGACTATTATCAACTGCGGTGTCAGAAAGGCCCTCATTGGCTTCAAAGAGGCGTTGATCTTTGTTCAACACGTCTTGAAACTCTGCAAAACTTACAACCGTTCCTGCTTCTTCAATGAAAGCCATATCTATCTCCTAATTAGGCTGGATCAACTAATGAACTATCTGCGGTGATTTTAACACCATAGGTATCATAGAGTTCGCCAACTGCATAATGGCAACTACCAACGATATCGTCACCTAAATAAGAAGCACGACGCTGGCTTTCAATGTTGATATCACCAATCATTGCTAGACCAAGTGCATCACGGTGGAACACAGCACCAACATAGTCACCAGCGGTGCCAGTGTCAGCGATGTTGCTGGAT